GGCCCTGTTTCTAAATTGCTATGGATAGTAGGTTGGCCAGTAAGCGGCTCTCCAGTCGCAAAGTAGTCGCGGTTATGTAATCAGTGTGTATTAGGGCCCACACTGATGCTGATTAAATCTCTACTTGATCTCAGCAAACCAAGTATTAACTTATCTAACCTTAACTAATTGTATGTTGCTTAGGCACTTAAGGGTCTGCGAAACCTCTACTCCCTATCAACATACTACTATAATACTAAATTAATCTAATCTCCGTTCTCGCCATAGGTCCAGGGGGATTAGGTTTCCCCCTGTTCCAAAATCATATATGGCCTTGGTCACGTCCCGGTGTAAATTGTCTCTCCAAATTGATCGACGCCTAGTGAAACTAGGCGGATCATACAGTGTCTCTATCTTGGGTTTCAGGTATCCCACGTTGCGCCAGGCTCTCACTTCAAATCCCGGTATTGGGTATTTTGAACTATTGCCAAAATGCACATCGTTGAACACAGTCAGTATATCTCCCGGCTGCATCCACGGTCTAGGTCTCATAAATCCACCCTTGTTGTCTGGTACTAAATTCGGTGGTGCCACAGACTTGAATGCGAACCCCAGTGCTCTAGCCGATCTCAAATGCGGATAATTAACTAACAAGTTATTACCCTGCGCAGAGATCCAAGCCAAAGCATCCAGGTCCGACACGTCACCACCAGTCCTTATCAAGGACTTGGCAGCTATTTCTCCAAAGTCTCTGGTCGGCATATATTTCGTCACTATCTTACCTGTGTGGGTGTCCATGAAAGTAACTGGCTCATACCGGTGTGAACAGAATTCTACCTCTCGGACGTCGTGCATAAGGGGGGATCTAACCCCCCTAGCCATGTTCTTCCTGGGAAATCCCATATCCTCAAGGACATCACTATGATTTATTATTTCCTTCATCTTCTTGGAGCTGGTAAAGACTGCATCATCTCCTGACACAGCTCCACCAATATCTTCCTTCCCCCTCATCACTCTCATGACCCAAGCTTGAACCAAATTCTCATCCACTCCCTCGGCTAATGATGCCTGGACCAAGAATAGTGCTACCCTGGTCAATGTGTTCATCGGGTAAGTGACTTGGCACCCGCTCATTCTCTGCCCTCGTCCAACCAGGAGCTGTACTCTCCTATGTGGTGATGGTACTGGTATCAAGATATGTGGTGAGGCATACACCTCATACATCTCTCTATGGCCAGTGTTACCTCCCAGTTCCTGCACAAAGGCAGCTTCGAAGGCTAATGTCTTGGCCGATACCCTTGTGTCAAATCCAGCTATATCATCAGATGAGCCTTCTCCTTTCCACACTCTTCTCAACCTTTCTCCTAGGTCGTGTAGTCCAAAGCCTCCCACTCCAAAATGCATGTATTCTGGTTTTGTGAGCTTCATCAAATTCCCAAAGAGCTTCATCTCAAGTAATCTCATACCGATACTCATATAGGCTATCATGCGGGATCCCTTTCCACCACTTTTCTTTTTCTCTCTCTTACCCATGGTGTTGAATATGGCTTCCTTTGGTCTGCCACTCAGTAGGGCTTGCCTCAATTTCTCGACCTTCTTTCTCCAGTCGGGCCTTGACATGTAATCTTTGATGTCATTCACTCCTTCCATCATGTCAGCATATCCAGGAGCGCCAGCATTATTCACTTGTTTCTCTATCTCATCGTAGCTGAGTTCTCTCAGCCTGAACCCCCTTGCCTGGAAGTGGCTAGACATGCCTTTATAGACCGCCCACAACCGTTTTTCATATGGATGGTTTTCTGTTGGTGGTTTGTCTATCTTGGTATTGAACACAGAGACAAACCCCTCTGGTGTTGTATCTGTCAACTTCCATTGATCAAATCCATCAATGGACGACAGCATCCTGGTTGCGCACGCCATTCCGTACTTGTTGTATTTCATGCCCTTGCTGCCTGACACACCCATGGGGTAAACTCCCAAACTCTCCCAGTGATTGTAAGCCCGTCCAACTTCTGGTAATGGCTCTCCAAGCCCAGCAATAGAATCACTCATATCTGGTGTCGCTAATAGTGGTACGCACGTTTCCTGTATCTCTTCACGTGCATACAAGTACTGTGGACCGGCCCTCCTAGCCTCCAACTTCCGATTCTCTATGCCTCTCCTTGCCATATCCTGCATCAGCTCCCTAATCTGATTGCGAATATTGGTAGGAGCTGTGCTTACGAAATACAGCTCCAGAGTGGAATTCCTTGAAACACTAGCCCTATACAAGCTCCCCCTACCTGTCATGGTCTGGATGGCCTGCATCATTCTAATAGTTTCTGGGGATGTTGGTGTCAATATTTTGAGAATGAATGTTTTCGTGTTGGGTGTTATTTGTCTCATGACAGCCCCGGCAAAAAGCTGGTTAAACCTATTGGCCTCCACACTAAAATCCGGGTGGCTCTCACCACCATCAAAAAGAAGGGTGTCATGGGCTGTAATTGGGTATGATGTTGCATCCGCAAACCTCAAACAAACCTTCTCTCTGCCGGGAAAGTAATTGTCAGTGAAATCTTCATGACCCTCATGCCCTGGTCCCTTACCCAGTGTGACAGCTGTTATTCGTGTCACATCAGGTGAGGCCGCATACAACTGCTCCCATCCGCCTCTACCACAGCACAGCGACAACACTGCGCCCCTCGGTTTTACCCTGGCGGCTATGCTTATCTCAAGCAGCTTATCGTATCCTCTACTGGCTACATGAGGATCCTTATCCACGCGTCTAACGCCCCTATTCTTAAAGGCATTAAACGCTCTGGCTCCAAGTCCACGGAGAGCTTCCTTATACTCTCCTCCCCATCTGGTCACGTCCGGTTTGGCGAAAATGTCGCTCAATCTGAGCAACACTTCTAATGGTGATTCCCGATTGGCTCCTCGCCTATCAAGAATCTCTAGTATTATTCCTACTATCCCAACAAGGATGATATAAATTATCATCCTGTTGTAATTGTTTATTGATGCTGCAAACTTAAAATTGGTTCCCAATCAGTATTTGTTTTTGGTTCCCTCCTAAGTCACC